TTGAGTATAATTTCCAAACAAATACCACAGATAGCGATCCAGGCAATAGTTCATTAAAACTTAATGACAGTTCAGTAACTCTTGCTACTAAACTTTGGATTGACTATGTTGATCAAAGCGGCACAGACATTCAAAATTTCCTTGCAACAATTGATGATTCAACATCATTGATCAAAGGTCACTTCCGCGTAACAAATAAAGCAAACTCTGCTGACTTTGCTATGTTCACAATCAGTAATTTAACTGACAAAACTTCATACTTTGAAGTTGATTGTGCTTTTGTTTCTGGTAGTGCTGCATCATTTAGTAATGGTGAAGATATTCTCATCACTTTTGCTCGTACTGGTGATAAAGGTGAGACTGGTTTAACTGGTCCACAAGGTCCAACAGGACCATCAGGCGGTCCAACAGGTCCACAAGGACCACAAGGTCCAGAAGGTCCTCAAGGTCCGCAAGGCGTAGTTGGTCCACAGGGTCCACAAGGTCCACAAGGACCGCAAGGACCACAAGGTCCAGAAGGTCCTCAAGGTGTTGTTGGTCCACAGGGTCCGCAAGGACCACAAGGTCCGCAAGGACCACAGGGCGTGACTGGCGATGTGGGTCCACAAGGTCCACAGGGTCCTCAAGGTGTTGTTGGTCCACAAGGACCGCAAGGACCACAAGGTCCAACTGGTGCAACAGGTAACTTTGGTGGTGCAACATTTGACTATACGTTTAGTGCAAATGACTTCCAGGGTGATCCAGGCACTGGTAAGTTGCGTTTGAATAATACAACAATCACATCTGCAAATAAGATGTGGATTGATTATTTGGATGACAACGGAACACAAATTCAAAACTTCTTGACGACCATCGATGACTCAACATCAACGATTAAGGGTCACTTCCGTATTAGCAATAAATCAAATTCAGCTGATTTTGCTCTCTTCACAATTAGTGGATTGACAGATCGCACTGGATACTTCGAAGTTGATTGTGCTTATGTTTCAGGCAGCGCAAGCAGTTTCAGTGATGCTGAAGATATTGTAATCACTTTTGCTCGCACTGGCGATAAAGGCGATACAGGTGCTGTTGGTCCACAAGGTCCACAAGGTCCGCAAGGTCCAGAGGGTCCACAAGGTCCACAGGGTGTTGTCGGTCCGCAGGGTCCACAAGGACCACAAGGTCCAGAAGGTCCTCAAGGTGTTGTTGGTCCGCAAGGTCCGCAGGGTCCACAAGGACCACAAGGTCCTCAAGGTCCTCAAGGCGTAACTGGTGACACAGGTCCTCAAGGTCCACAAGGCGTAACTGGTGACACAGGTCCACAAGGACCACAGGGTCCACAAGGACCAACTGGTGCAACTGGTGGCTTTGGTGGCGCAACGTTTGACTTTACCTTTGATTCTAACACTACTGATAGTGATCCAGGACAAGGCAAATTGAAGTTGAACAATGGCACTGTCACTGCTGCAAATAAATTGTGGATTGACTATCTTGACGATAGCGGTACAAATATCTTCAACTTCTTGGCAACAATTGATGACTCAACATCAACCATTAAGGGTCACTTCAAGATCAGCAATAAGTCTGATCCAAGCGACTTTGCATTGTTTGTTGTAAACAGTCTAACAGATAAGACAGGTTACTTCGAAGTGAACTGCTCTTATGTTTCTGGTAGTGCTGCAGCATTCAGTGCCTCTGAAGATGTCTTGATTACATTTGCTCGTACTGGTGATAAGGGTGAGGCGGGTCCAACAGGTCCATCTGGTCCTTCTGGTCCTTCTGGTGGTCCACAAGGTCCGCAGGGTCCACAAGGTCCTCAAGGAGTTGCAGGTCCACAAGGTCCACAAGGTGTAGTTGGTCCGCAAGGTCCACAAGGCGTAGTTGGTCCACAGGGTCCTCAAGGTCCACAGGGTCCACAGGGTCCAAGCACTTATGACCAATCACTAAACATTGCTGATCCTGTAGTCTTCACTAGCGTGTCAACAAATGTATTGAATGTCAAAAATGTAATTGAGGCAACCAATGCATTGTCTGCTGCAACTGGTACTGTTACGCATGACTGTTCGCTTGGACAAATTTTTGTTCACTCAAGCATTACTGCAAACTTTACTGCCAACTTCACTAACACAACGATTCCTGCAAATAATGCAACATCGTTCACGCTAGTGTTGAATCAAGGTGCAACAGCATATGTTCCAACTGCGGTTCAAATTGGTGGTCAAGCACAAACTGTAAATTGGCAGGGTGGTACGCAACCAGCTGGTTCAGCCAACAAGAAGGATGTTGTTTCCTTCAGTGTTGTGAACAATAATGGAACGTGGATAACACTTGGTCAATTGACGACGTTCGGATAATGTTTAGTTCATTCAGTGGGTCCAGAGCATTTGGTAGGAAAGGGATTTCCTACCTTGCTGGAGTTGTAGCAAGAAGATATAACGGCGGCTATTTTGCTGACGACGTTTCATGGTTCGCCTCGCAAACAGTATCTTCTACTACAATTCAAGTTGGTTCAATATCTGAACCAGGAAGTGATGATGGAAGTGATTTCAGTTATCAATGGTTGGGATATTTTAGACCAACAACAAGTGAAACATATACATTTTATTTGAGTAGCGATGATGCGTCATATATGTGGATTGGCGCAAATGCTATTTCTGGATTTACAACAGGAAATGCAACCGTAAATAATGGTGGGTTGCATGGTGTTGTTGAAATGAGTGGAAGCATTGCATTGAGTGCTGGTGTATATTATCCAATTCGAGTTCAATTTGGTGAAAGAGGTGGTGGTGATGTGTGTACGTTTAGTTTCTCCACAGCAACTATAAGCAAAACAACAGATACAACTGGAAAAACTTTCTACAATCCAGCTACAATGGGTATTTAAATGTTGGGTTCATTTAGCGGTTCATTTAAATTTGGTAGAAGAAAAGTTGGTGTGCTTGATATTGTGCGCACTAATCTTCAACTTTATCTCAATGCTGCTGATTCTACAAGTTATCCTGGTTCTGGAACAACTTGGACAGATTTGAGTCCAAATGGATATGCAACAACATTACAAGGCTCACCAACATTTAATAGCACACACTTCACATTTGATTTTACTGATTACATTGATACTAATCAAAGTTTAGCATCAGAAGATTTTTCTGTTGGTGCATGGTTCTGCACTAGTTCTGCTGGCATTAAGATGATTATCTCAAAAGAAACTGCTGCAGGTTGGCCATGGAATTATCGCATATGGATGAATGGTGGGTTAATTATTGGTGATATTGCAAAATCAGGTGGATCAAGTAATTCTATTTCTAGTCAATTGAACACTTATAATGATGGATCTTGGTATTATGTTATGTTTACAAGAGATGCATCTAAGTTACGATTATATGTAAATGGAATTGAAGTAAACAATACAAACACAACCTTATCTTCTATCACAAATTCGCAAGAAGTTTGGTTTGGATTGAGCGCGTATTCTGGTGGAAGTTATCAGTATTATGGGGATTTAAGTCAAGTGTTCATCTATAATAGAACATTGACTGCCTCTGAAATATTACAAAATTACAATGCAACTAAATCAACATATGGCTTATGAGTGAAACTGATTCAAAATTGGCAGATATTCTGAACACTGATTATATCCCTGTTGTAAAAGATAACAGTGATAAACCAATTACAATTCATCAAGATAATGCTGAAAATCCAGACGCGGATTATTCTCGCGCAAACTATTATAATCTAATTGAGAAAGGTAACGAAGCACTTGACGGCATTTTAGAAGTTGCAAAAGAATCACAGCATCCACGCGCATATGAAGTTGCTGCCAACATGATTAAAAATCTCTCTGACGTCACAGAGAAACTTATGATTCTTCAAAAGCAACAAAAAGAATTGCAACCTAAACACGAACAAGCAGCACCAACTAATATTAATGTTGACAAAGCAGTATTCGTAGGAAGCACTGCTGAACTATTGAAGCAACTAAAGAATGAATCAAATAACAGCTAAACTCAAACATTATCTTGGTAATCCCAAGTTAAAGCGAGTGAATATGCAAATGAGTCTCACGGAAGATCAAATCCGTGAGTTTATCAAATGCTCAGAGCATCCAGAATATTTTATCGAAAACTATGTTAAGATTATCACGCTTGACAAAGGTTTTGTGCAGATCTCATTATATCCGTTTCAAAAAGAAGTTGTCAACGACATTAATAATAATCGTCGTGTAATCGTAAAGGCTGGTCGTCAGGTTGGTAAGACCACGATCATTGTTGGTTACATTCTATGGTATATTCTTTTCAATCAAGACAAAACAGTCGCGATTCTTGCAAACAAAGCCAGCACCTCTAGAGAAATTCTTGCTCGAATTAAATTGGCATACGAAGCATTGCCAATGTGGATTCAACAGGGCGTTAAGGTATGGAACAAGGGTGACATTGAATTAGAAAACGGATGCCGTGTGCTTGCTAACTCTACTGCATCAAGTGCGATCCGTGGTTTCTCTATCTCGCTTTTATATCTTGACGAGTTTGCGTTCGTACCAAGCAACATTGCTGAAGACTTTTTTACATCTGTTTATCCAACGATTTCTTCTGGTGAAACATCTAAGATTCTTATGTCGTCAACACCAAATGGAATGAATCACTTTTATAAAATGTGGACTGAAGCAGTAGTAGGATTAAACGGATTCACGCATGTTGAGGCTAACTGGCGTCAAGTGCCAGGAAGGAGTCAACAATGGGCAGACGTACAGCGTCGCGTTCTTGGAGAACAAAAGTTTCTTCAGGAAATGGAATGTGAGTTTATGGGTTCTGCGGGAACTTTACTTTCTGCAGCTGCGCTCAAATCACTTGCTTTCGTCAAACCGATGCATCTATCCGAAAATGGAATTAAGGTATATCAAGCACCAATACCAGAACACACTTACGCAGTAGTCGTCGATACATCTCGCGGAAAAGGTTTGGACTATTCGGCATTTAGTGTGATTGATGTAACCTCTCTTCCATATCGACAGGTTTGTACCTATAAAGATAATAACATAAGTCCTTTGGTATATCCGTCTATAATTAAAAGAGTTGCTGACTATTATAATCAAGCCTACGTTCTTGTTGAAATAAACGATAATGGTCAGCAGATTGTGGATTCTTTATTCGAAGATTACGAGTATGAAAACATCCTTTCAACCGTTGACCTAAAGGGTAAGATTGCTCTTACATGGGGTTATGGGAATAAATCTTATCGAGGCATACGCACCACAAAATCCGTTAAGCGATTAGGATGTTCTTTGCTTAAAAATTTAATCGAAGGACAAAAACTTATAGTTCAAGATTTCGAAACCATCTCAGAACTCTCAACATTTATTGCAAGAGGATCGAGTTACGAAGCTGAAGAAGGATCACACGACGATCTCGTTATGACTTTGGTATTATTCTCATGGATGACAAACCAGCAATTCTTTGCTGAACTTACGAACGTCGATATCAAAGCAAAACTGCACCAAGAGCAGATGAGACAGATTGAAGAAGAACAACTTCCGACTTTTTTAGGTGGACATATAGATGTTGATCATAATGACGGTGCTTTTATTGAAGATGGTGCTGTTTGGAAACCCTATTAGTCAAAAACCCCGTTTTACTAAATAAACGGTAGATTTCTTAATCTCCATTTATAGGAGCAAAAACATGGCTTTTCTAGTATCACCAGGCGTGAATGTATCCGAAATTGATGCAACAACAGTTGTCCCAGCAGTTTCAACATCCACTGGCGCAATTGCAGGCGCGTTTCAGTGGGGTCCAGTCGACGTATTACGTCAAGTCGCATCAGAAGATGAACTTGTAGCTGTGTATGGCAAACCAGACGCCAACACATTCCTACCATTCTTTACTGCTGCAAACTTTCTTTCCTATAGCAACAATATGTTTGTGTCGCGCGCAGGAGCTGCAACGCAAAATTCAGCTGTTGCTCTCAACGTTGATCCAGCAACTTGCGCATCAAACGTCAAGGTGAAGAGTGAAGATAACTACTTCAGTTCTTTCCATCTTGGTTCAAATTCTGATATCGCATTTGCTGCACGTTATCCTGGTGCTCGTGGTAACTCTCTCAAAGTTGCGATTATTGCAAATTCAAACGCATCAGTATTTGCTAATGCAACGTTGACGCCATATGGATCATTCTTCGATGGTCCTCCTGGCACATCAACTTGGGTTGCTGCAAATCACAATGCTCTTGCAAATGACGAAATGCATATTGCAATTATCGACGAAGATGGTTTGTTCTCAGGAACACCAAACACCGTCGTTGAGCGTTTTGCAAATGTTTCAAAAGCAACAAACGCTAAAGACGAATCAGGAAATAGCCTATACTATCGCGATGTTATCTATCGTGCTTCACGCTATGTTTATGTTCTTGGTCAAAATAACGATACATGGGGTGTTGCAGCTAATTCAAACCACGCATTTGAGGGCGAGAATCTAACAATTTCGTTCCAACGTGGTACAGATGGTAGCGTAACAGAAGGCAATGTTCTAACTGCTTATGAGCAATTCCGCTCAACAGAAAACGTTGATATCTCTCTAATCATGGTTGGTGGTGGTGGTGAAGCCGTTGCTGAAAAGGCAATCGATATTGCAGAAGCACGACGCGATTGTGTTGTGTTCCTTTCACCAACATATGCAAACGTTAACACGGCTGATCCAGTAACCTCAACGACAAATTATCGCAATGCACTACCATCATCTTCATATGCTGTGATGGATAGCAACTGGAAGTATCAGTACGATAAGTACAACGATACCTACCGTTGGGTTCCATGTAATGGTGATACCGCAGGTCTCTGTGCTCGCACCGATCAAGATCGTGACCCATGGTTCTCACCAGCTGGTTTCAATCGCGGTCAATTGAAGAACGTCATCAAGTTGGCTTATAATCCAAGCCAAGCAAATCGTGACGAACTATACAAGAAGGGTGTGAACCCAATCGTGTCGTTCCCAGGTGAGGGTGTTGTTCTGTTTGGTGACAAGACTTTACTTGCTCGCCCAAGCGCATTTGATCGTATCAATGTTCGTCGCTTGTTTATCGTTCTTGAGAAAGCAATTGCTCGCGCTGCACGCGCAAGCCTATTCGAGTTCAATGATGAGTTTACGAGAGCAACTTTCGTAAATCTTGTCGAACCATTCCTCAGAACGGTACAAGGTCGT